AACTAATAATGGAACATAATTATGATGATATGAGTTTGCAACCAGGAGAAGATAGGGATTTTAAAAATCAATTTACTGAATTCTTACAAAAGAATACGATAATTGACGAACCAGCTAAAAAAGACAAAAAGAAAAAAGAAACAAAAAAGAAATCTAAATCAACCTTGGAATATTTTATTAATGAAGATAGCACTACTGAATGATACACACTTCGGATGCCGTAACGATTCACCTGCCTTTATAGAATACCAAAATAAGTTTTACAATAACATTTTCTTTCCTTACTTGAAAGAACATAATATTGGAACATTGGTACATCTAGGTGATGTGGTAGATAGAAGAAAGTTTATAAACCATAATACAGCCCATAACTTTAAGAAAGTTTTTTGGGACAAGTTAGATGAGATGGTCATAGATACCCATATAATTATAGGTAACCATGACACTTATTACAAAAATACAAACGAGGTCAATGCTTTACAGAATCTTAATATTAGCCAAGACGCTAAAATATATACCCGAGCAACTACTGTTAACATTGGGGGTCTTGATATACTGTTTCTTCCTTGGATTTGTGATGACAACCTGGATGATAGTGTACATGCTATTGACAATACCACTTCGACTATTTGCATGGGTCACCTTGAAATTAAAGGCTTTGAAATGCACAAAGGCGTTTACAATGACCACGGCCAAGAAAAAGCACAATTTACAAAATTCGAAAAAGTCTTAAGCGGACACTTTCATAAAAAATCAGATGATGGTCGTATCTATTACCTAGGTACACAATACGAAATTACATGGTCTGATTATCAATGTCCTAAGGGATTTCATATATTTGATACAGAAACAAGAGAATTGGAACGAGTTGAAAATCCTTATCGTATGTATAAAAAGATATACTATAATGATAAAGAACAAGACTATTCACAATACGACTTAACTGAATTTGATAATACCTATGTCAAACTGTTTATAACAAACAAGACAGATGAAGACATGTATAATAATTTGGTTGAAAGAATTTACAATACAATTAATGTACATGAATTACAAATTATAGAAGACCCTATTGATGTGGCCTCTACAGTAAGAAGTGATATACTTGACGCAGGTGAAGATACACAAACATTTTTAAATAACTATATTGACCAGGCTGATACTGGTGAATTAGATAAACAAAAGTTAAAAGTGTTTGCAAGAGAATTATATGGTGAGGCTAGTGAGTGATAACATTTAAGAAGATTAGATATAAGAATTTTTTATCAACAGGTAATATACCAATTGAGGTAGAACTTGATAAGTCAGCTACAACATTAATAGTTGGTAGTAATGGTAGTGGTAAATCTACTTTACTTGACGCATTGTGCTATGCCTTATTTAACAAACCATTTAGAATTATTAAGAAAGACCAAATGGTCAACACCATTAATAATGGCGATACGCTTGTTGAAGTAGAGTTTGAAGTTGGTACGAATCAATATATGATAAGACGAGGTATCAAACCAAATCTATTTGAAATATATCAGAATGAAAAACTTATAAACCAAGACGCAAGTAATATAGATTATCAAAAATACCTAGAACAAAACATAATGAAACTGAATTACAGGTCGTTTATTCAGGTGGTTATATTAGGTTCTTCATCTTACGAACCGTTTATGAAGATGAAACCAAGATACAGACGAGAAGTTGTTGAAGAAATCTTGGACATAAGAGTTTTTGGCTTAATGGACTTACTTTTGCGTTCTCAACAGAGTGATTTACAAAAAAAACTGACGGAGGTGAGGCACCAGGCGGAGTTAATAAAGACCAAATACGAAACTGAAGCAAAACATCTAAAGTCTTTGGAAACGCAAGGTAGTGATGTCCAAGCGCATAAGCAGAATTTACTAGATAAAAACACACAAGATTCAGCTAATTATCAAACAAAGATACAAGAATTGAATGAATCAATAGCCGTGTCAAAAGAAAAGATAAAAGACAAACTAAAAGTTGATATGAAGTATAGTCAACTACAGAAAATAGAAGCCAAGATAGAAACAAATTTATCATCTCATAAAAAGACATTAGAGTTTTTTGAACAAAACAATAACTGTCCTGTATGTACACAATCTATAGACAAATCTTTTAAGGAGCAAAAATGCAACCAAGAACACCAAACCATTTCGAAGCTATCAGGCGGCTTGCAAGAGCTCGTAGAAGAACTTTCCAAACAAGAGGAGAAAGTAACACAGTTTGGCCGGATAACAAACAAGATACAAGAGATGAATGTGGACATAGCCAAGATACAGACAAGTCTGGAAAACATAAAGAAAAGTAGTGACCAGATACATAGAGATATATCTATGGCACAAAATGACGATATTGATAGTATCAAACAAGAGTTAGTTGATATGTCAGAGCAGTTAAAGATTGCTGAAGAAGACTTAAACAAAGTAACTGAACAAAAGAAATATGTGGATGTATTAAGAGAGATACTAAATGACAAAGGCGCTAAAGCACAAATCATTAAGAAATATCTACCTATAATGAATCAGTTAATTAATCAACATCTACAATCTATGGATTTTTATGTTAACTTTAATTTAGATGAAGAATTTAACGAAACAATAAAAAGTAGGTTTAGAGATACCTTTAATTATAACAGTTTTAGTGAGGGTGAGAAAATGAGAATTGACTTAGCCTTATTGTTTACTTGGCGACAGATTGCTAAGATGAAGAATAGTACAAACACCAATCTATTAATGTTAGATGAAATATTTGATAGTAGTTTAGATGGTCAAGGTATGGACGATTTCTTTAAAATTATCAAACAGTTTGAAAAAGAAAACATCTTTATTATATCACACAAAGGTGACATACTATTTGATAAGTTTACAAACATTATTAAGTATGAAAAATACAAAAACTTCACAAGGTTACAGGCAACATAATATGGAAACAATACCTTTATTTTCAAGTCCATTAGTAAGATTTGGTGGTTACACAATCACAGATGAGATTATGAATAAAATTGAAAGTTTGCCAACAACATCTAATGATTCTAATAGTATATCAAAAGCTAAAAAGGTCTTATTACATCCTGACTTTTCAGCTGTAAGAGAATATTGTGAATATCAATTAAACAAATATGTTAAAGATATTCTTAATTGTTCAAATGAAATATACATAACAACTTCATGGTTTAATTTTACCAAACAAGGTGAATCACACCATTTACATACTCACCCAAATAGTTTAATTAGTGGTGTAATGTACTTTAAAGGCACACCAAAAATTAGTTTTATGAGAAATGAACAGCCGTTTTGTTTAGATTTAAATGTTAATGAATACAATCTTGCAACTGCTGAAGAATGGATATTAGATTGTTCTCCAGGAGAGTTGTTATTATTTCCGTCAAAATTACGACATTCTGTAGATGAATATAAAGAAAATGATACCCGAATTAGTTTGTCTTTTAATACATTTGTAAAAGGACATATAAGTGAAGGAACAAGTAAACTGGAGATAAAATGAAAGAACTGAAGTTAATACCACCAAGTGACCCTAGAGTCAACAATGCAATTGCACCATTCGTTGACGAAATGTTAAAAGACGAAGGCTTTGAAAATAGAAAAGAATTAGCAGAAGCCATGAATTTTGCAATGGAAAAATATCAAGGTATTGGCTTATCAGCAAATCAAGTTGGTTTACCTTTTAATATGTTTGTAGTTGGTGGACATCCACAAATAGAAAATGGTATGCGATTATCTTGTTTTAATCCTATGATTATTGAAGCGAGTGAAGAAACCATAATGATGAAGGAGGGTTGTTTGACTTATCCTTTTTTATTCTTAAATATAAAAAGACCAAGAAAGATTACTTTAAAATATACAGATGAAGATGGTGCTTTAAAAGAGGCCAAACTTGATGGTATGATGAGTCGTATTGTTCAACACGAATATGACCACATGTTGGGTAGAAACTTTACAGAGAAGGCCAGTAAGTTAAAGATTGACGCAGCTATGAAAAAGCGTGATAAGATGTTAAAGAGAATAAAAAAGTACCAAGAAGCTGAGAAGAAATTAAGTGGACAAAAATCTTAAAGAATATTTTGATACAATTATGAGACCAATACCTGAGTTAGATGGTCTTTCTATTTGTCCGTATCTTAAAAAGTATTTAAAGTTATTAAAATGGAACTATGCAAAAGATGAACAAACAATAGTATTAAACAACATGTTTATTGTAGAAGAAATGCAAAAAGACAAAGGTTCTACATTTGTTTGGATTTTAAAATGGAATATAAATTATGATGACTTACATTATTTTAGGCAAAGACAACAAAAACTTTATGAAGATAAAGATATAGAATTTTTATATATTGGTAGAGGTCAAGGTAAAGACAAAGCACCACTAAAAGGACTTAATTACTCTTATGAACATGATTCGTTATTGGTATTACAGAGAAAAAGTACCTTATTGGCGGCTAGAAAAGAACTAGGAAAGACAACAAATTATTATACTCATTGGCAAAAACTCAATAAGGCTTGACTTTTTTAAAGTTTTAGTGTAGGATACTTATATTATGAATATTGAAGATTATATTATTATCGTTAACGCAATTCCAAAAAAACTATGTGAATCTATAGTAGATGAAAATAGTAAGAAAGAATGGCAAAAACATAAATGGAATAATTATTCTAGTGGTGAAAATTTTTCACATTCAACAAAAGAATTAGATATATTAACTTGTTCATTAGAGCAACAACAAAAATTAGAACCATCTATTATTAATGCTTTAGAAGAATATCAAAGAGTATGTTCTTGGTCACCAGAAGCTATTGATTGGATATCAAAGTATTGTCCTATTCGTTTTAACAAATATGAAGTTGGCACATTAATGCGAAAACATTATGACCACATACACAGTATTTTTGATGGCGAAAATAAAGGTGTGCCTTTAGTTTCTATTGTAGGAAACCTAAATGAAGATTATGAGGGGTCAGAGTTTCATTGTAGAGGTAAAGAAATTAAATTAAAGACTGGAGATATATTAATGTTTCCTTCTAACTTCATGTATCCACATGAGGTGACAGAGTGTACAAAAGGCACTAGACATTCATTTGTAAGTTGGGGATTTTAAATTATGGGATATTCGTGGAATAAAGAGATGACAATAGATGACCAATGGCAAAGTTGGCAAGACAATACCGATTTGTCTAAGGTTCCTGATATTGATACAGAAACTTTAAAACAAACAATTATTAAAGACTTGACATTTGTATCAGCTATGACGGTACAAGAGTACACACTTTATCAGAAATTTCAGGAAGTGAAGTTTAGATACCCTACAGCAGAAACTAATAGTTTCTTTGATGATAAGCCTGCCATGTTAAGACCTGAACAGGCAACAGTTATACAAGAAGTAAAGAATAACTTTTGGTTACCAGATGACCCCGAAGAATATTTAAATTTACAACCAGAATTAATTTGGACAGATGGTGCTGAAATACAATCACATACAAATGCCAAAGGTTCTGAAATCTGGAACGCACTAAGAACATTTTTATCTACTATGAAGAACAATAGTAATATTGGTAGAAACCTTAACTTTTTAGTAAGAGATAAAGTAACACAAAAATACTTAGGTGTTATTTGCATGTCTTCAGACTTTTTAGACCTTACACCTAGAGATGAATATATTGGGTGGGAAAGAGAAGCTAAAACTCAGAGAATGATTAATCATACTTGCATTGGTAGTACAATTGTACCTATTCAACCACTTGGTTATAATCTAGTAGGTGGTAAATTACTTGCTCTATTATGTTTATCAGATACAGTTGAGCAAACATGGGAACACCAATATAAAGATAAATTAGTAGGTGTCACAACCACAAGTCTATATGGTAAAACAAAAGTAATACCATTATCACAATACGATAGATTAAAACATTGGAAGAAAATGGGTTGGACAGCTGGTTCAGTATCATACGAGCCAGAGAAAACAACCAATACCATGATACAACAATGGTTAATGAAGAATCACACATATAAATTCTTTGAATGGTATGTTGCAAAGAAACCTAGTGGTCAGCCTCATAAGAGAGACCATAGAAATAGAAGCAGAGCATTTACATATAGTAAACTAGGTATTGATAAGAAACTACAAAAATCTGAACACGCCAGGGGTATCTATTTCGGTGAGTTATTTACTAATACAAGAGAATTTTTACGAGAAGAACATACAGAGGTTGCTTTAACCAGAAAATTTGACAATTCAGTTGAAGCATTAACAGAATTATGGAAAACCAAGTATGCTAGAAAAAGAATAGCTAGTTTAAAGAAACAAGACCGTGTTTCAAAGGAAACACATTTCTATGATGATATAATCTATCTATCATGGGAAGAAACTAAACAGAAATATTTACCACAGGTAGGG